GTTCAAGGTCAAAGTTCATTTACTTTGACATTCTCACCTGCTAATGCAAAGAGAAACACTGACAAAGCGACTCTGAATTTCGCACTTCCTCGTACTATTACAAATAGTACTACAGGAGTGACTTCAGTTGAGTCTGTTGGCAGATTTGTAAATGGGGTGTTTATTATTCCCCCTACATGGTCAGCCACTGAACGTGGCCACCTGTATGCTCTCGTTGCATCCTTATTTGACGTATTACAAAGTACTGTCATCAGGGACGCAGTAGTTCTACGTTCACCACCATTCTAACGAATGCTGATGTGATCTTGAACTAAGCAATTTACCATTCTTACAATATACTCTTTTGGAGGTATGAAGATGAAAGAGATAAAAACACTTCGGCTTCTCGCCAGTGCGCATAGAACTAATGTTTCCGAGGCAATTATAAACCTAATAGATACTAATAACTATAACGGTTTACTTAATTACTCGATTACAGCATCTGACTACAGCGAATCTCAGCTTATTGATTTTAGACATGACTATCTAGTCACGTCCTTTCTCAAACGAACTGTTATTCCCTGTCTCTCGGATGTCGATTCTATGCACCAGAAGTGCGTTGATGATTTCTTCATTAACGAGCAACTCTGTAGGAAGAACAACATTAGGTTTCAGACATTACCTCGTGACATCACCAGAATTGGTGATGTCGCGCGAATAATGGATGATATTCTAGGAAATATTTCCTTTGACGAAGTCTTGTCAAATTGTCGTTTTGGGCCTGGGTCGTCTCTCAATGAGCCGATTTCCGGACGAGTTCCATCGGATAAGTTTACCGATCTTCCTACATTAACACCTTCCCTGGTACGCTTTATTAAACCCTTAATGGGCATAAAGTGGTACCGTTCGATAGTTTCTAGTTGTCTGCATAATGTTCGATCCCCCACATCGGAGGCTCAATGTTATGAGTACGTCAACTCTAAAATATCGGATAGTGTTGTGTGTTATAACTCGTTCACTACTGTTCCCAAAAGTTCTTTTAAACGTCGTCCTATATGCATCGAACCAAAATTAAATGGTTGGTTGCAATTAGGAATCGGCGCTGCGATTAGATCACGATTGAATATAACCGGTAATGACCTTCAGAAGGGTCAAGATCGGAATCGTGATATGGCGCGAAGAGCTTATACTGATAAATTGGCAACCATCGACTTAAGTGCCGCTTCTGATACCATTTCTCACGATATAGTGATGAATGTAATGTCGAGAAGCAGACGTTTAAGGAGATGGTTTCATTTATTAAGTATTGCTAGAGTGACTCATACTAGAATCATATCTGATGATAAACCGCTCATCATCCAGCTAAGTAAGCTCGGATCGATGGGTAACGGTTACATCTTCGAATTTGAATCTCTTATGTTTCTCTCCATAGTAAGGGCGTGTGTGCCGAAGACTGAATGGCATAACGTAAGTGTGTATGGTGACGATATTATTTGTCCCCAATTGTACGCAATTGACGTTATGAACCTATTAAGTATTTACGGCTTCACGATCAATAGTGAGAAGTCCTTTATCTCTGGGGCTTTCTTTGAATCTTGCGGCCACGATTATTTCTATGGTAATTTTGTTCGTCCTATTTTCGCAGGCAATGCCAGCGAAATTAGTTCAAATGATATCCCATGGGAGCTTCGTATAGCCAATAGGTTGCGAGTTTACTCTAACCGTATCTCTACTTTTCCGGAACTATATACTGCATCTGTGTA